GTATCAGATAGACTTAATAGAAAATTTATAATGAAAAAATACAAAATTACCCATAAGGTAACTGCTGATTTTATTGCTGAAATTATCGTAAATGAAGATCAAATAGATGCTAGTATTAACGATCTCAAAGAATATAAGAAACCTAATAGCAAATTCGACTTTACTATGTTAAAAGGTACAGAAAGTGTAACCCAAACAACTTACGAAGAACATGACGAGAACATTAACAACAGCAGTAAAGAATGAACTTGAAACAGATAGCTTACAACCTGTTAATCTTGTTTATATTAATGTAGGCTCAGGCTTTAGATTTACAGATCATTATAAAGATATTACTTACGATTCAAATACCTATTCAGCTTCTTCATTATTTACTAAAATTTCTAGTGTTACAGAATCATCAGAAATAGAAGTTAGCAATATGACTATATCATTTTCTGGTGCAGATCAGACAATTATATCTTTATTTTTAAGCAATAACTATATGGAGAAAGAAGCAGAAGTTTATAAAGCATTTTTAAATACTAGCGAACAGGTTATTTCAGACCCATTTCTTTTATTTAAAGGCAGAATTGAATCTTTTAGTATTGATGAAAGCATAAATCAATCTAATGCTAATATTGTAGTTGCTTCTCATTGGTCAGATTTTAGTAAGATTGAGGGTAGAAAAACAAACACAGGTTCACAACAATTACATTTTTCAGGAGATTTAGGTTTTGAATTTGCTTCTCAAACTACTTTAGATATTAAATGGGGTAAAGCATAATGCAAGATGTTATAAATCTATTTAATAAATTTGATCGTTATAAAGGCAAACAGCTTAATAATTATTTAAAACCATCAATTAAACTTAATCAATATAAAAAGTTTTATGATAATAACGAATTAATTGGTTTTGTTAATTGGGCTTATATCCATGATTTAGTAGAAAAAAGATTTAAGCAAACAGGAAAGATTAAATCTAACGAGTGGAACTCAGGTAATAATTTATGGTTAATAGAAATTGTATCTGTAAAAAATACATTTAAAATGATGCGTTGGGTTTATCATTATTTTAGAAAACAATTAAAAGTAGATCATTCTATAAATTGGTTAAGAGTAGATAGTGATATTTATAGAGTAGGTCAAAAGTTTAAAAGGAGTTATCACTAATGGGTGGTGTAGTTGATGCAGTAGTTAATGTTGTACAAAAATTTATTGGGTGGTTATTACCTATACCTGATATTCCTGATTTTGATACACCAGAAGAAGAACGAGGTGTATTAATTAATAAACAATCTAATAATGCACAAATTCCTATAGTATATGGCAGACGACAAGTAGGAATTACTAGAGTTTTTGTAGAATCATCAGGAACAGATAATGAATACTTGTATATGGCTGGTGTAGTTTGTGAGGGAGAAATAGAAGAAATAGAACAAATATTTATAGATGATAAAAGAGTTATTTTTAATGGCGACTTAGATCATGGAGTAGTAAGAGAAGTTTCAGGTGGAGATGCTAATTTTTATAAAGATAATGAATCACACATTCAAATACAAGCATTTAATGGAACTGACGATCAAGTAGCTTCATCAATATTAACTAACTCAACTAATTGGACATCTAACCATAGATTAAGAGGTGTTTGTTATTTAGCTTTTAGGTTTAAATGGAATCAAGATATTTTCAGTTCTATTCCACAAGTTAAAGTAGTTTTAAAAGGTAAAAAAGTTTATGACCCTAGAGATACAACAACTAAATGGACACCAAATTCTGCATTAGTATTATTAGATTATTTAAGAAATAGTAGATATGGAAAAGGATTACCAGATAGTGCATTTGAAACAAACTTTGCTTCTTTTCAAACTTCTGCAACTGAATCAGATATTTTAATCCAACCAAGAACAACAAGTGTATCATCACAAGCTGGTTTAATTTCTGAATTTTACACGGGATATTATAGTGATTATCCAAGTTTCTTTTTAAATAAATCTCCTACATCATCAGATACAGTTCAATCTATAAGTTCAGTTACAACAAATCCTTATAACTCAAGAAGATATTTTGGATATTTTACAGCACCAAGTTCATCAACATTTTATTTCAGAACAACCTCAGATGATTCATCTGTAGTTTATATTGGAGATGCTAGTCAAACTGTAGATAATTTATTTAAAGAAGTAGAGAATAATAGAGATGCAAAATTAGTTGTAAATAATAGAGGTTGGCATGGAACAGCATCACAAGAGGGAACAAAATCTTTAACAAGTGGCTCTGTTTATCCTATTATTATTTATTATGGTAATGCACCATCAGACAGTATTTTAACTTTTGATTGGAAAGTAAGTGGTGGCTCATATAGTACAAGTTTATCTTCTAATTTTAGTAATGGAGTAGATGTTACAGATGTTATTCCAAAAATTATTAAATTTGAATCTAATGCTGTTATAGATACAAGTCAAAAAGTATTAGATAATGTAAAGAAACTTTTAAATCCAATGAGATCATTATTTACTTATAGTGATGGAGTTTATAAACTTAAAATTGAGGGTACAGGGTCAGCAATCAAAACAATAACCTCAGATCATGTTATAGGTGGTGCTAAAGTATTAGGAGAAAGAAAAAATAATAAATATAATCGTGTTATTGGAACTTATGTTAATCCATTTAAGAATTGGCAGAACGACACAGTTTCTTTTCCACCAGCAGATGACACTAATGTAGAAACAGCTTTTAAACACGCAACTATGCTTTCAGAAGATAATAATACTGTTTTAGAGGGTAACTTTCAATTTCCTAATGTAACTAACACTTATAATGCAGAAGCACTTTGTGAGGTTATTCTTAGAAGATCAAGAAACCAACTACAAATACAATTAACTTTAACATCAGAATTTTTAGAATTAGCCATAGGAGATATTGTTGCAATCACATATCCTAGTGGTGGATTTAATGCTAAACCTTTTAGAGTATTAGGTATAGAGATTAATGAAGATTTAACTGTAAATGTTCAACTATTTGAACACCAAGATAATTTTTATACATTTAATGAAAAAAATGAAATACCTACGATTGCTGATACTACTTTACCAGATTCATTTACTGTACAACCACCAGCAAGTGTTACTTTAGATGATACTTTAGTTGAATATAATGATGGAACTGTAATTGTTGCTTTAGATATAACTATAGGTGCTTCTCCTGACAGTTTTGTTGATTATTACCAAGTAGAATATAAATTAAGCACAGATTCAGATTATATTATTTATGCACAAGGTTCAGGATTAAATCACAGGGTTTTAAATGTAATTGACCAAAAAGTTTATGATGTAAGAGTTAAAGCTATAAATAGTTTGGGGGTATCATCAACTTATGTAACAGCACAAAGAACTATTATTGGTGCAGTAGAACCACCAGCCGATGTAACAGATTTTTCTTGTAATATTGTAGGACAAGAGGCTCACTTATCATGGACACAGATACCAGATTTAGATTTAGCATATTACAGTTTAAGGTTTAGCGAAGAAACAGATGGAACTGCTGATTGGCAGAACTCAGTAGCATTAGTAGAAAAAGTATCAAGACCAGCAACTTCAATATCTGTACCAGCTAGGGCTGGAACTTATCTTCTGAAAGCGGTGGACAAATTGGGAAACTTTAGTTCAAATGCAACAGCTATTATTTCTAATGTAACAGCAATAACTAATTTTAATACTATAACAAGTGTATCAGAACACCCTGATTTTGATGGAACTTTAACAAATGTTGTAGTGAATGATAGTACAATACAATTAGATTCATCAGAGTTGTTTGATAGTGCTTCAGGAAATTTTGACACAGAAACAAGTAGATTTTTTGATTCAGGTGTTGCTAATGCTGACTTCTTTGCAAGTGGTAATTATTTATTCGCAGATGTAATTGATATAGGTGCTAAACACACAGCTAGAATTACAGCAAGTTTGACACAAACTGCTGATAACCCTGATGACTTATTTGATAATAGATCAGGATTTTTTGACACTACAGGCTCAAATTTTGATGGAGATACAGGTGCTAACTGTAATGCTCATATCGAAATTGCAACAAGTGATGATAATGTAACTTATACAGCTTTTCAAAATTTTGTAATTGGAGATTACACAGCTAGATATTATAAATTTAGAGTTGTTTTAACTTCTTCTGATTTAGCTTCTACTCCTGTTGTATCAGCAGTAACAGTAACGATTGATATGCAAGATAGAATATTTAGTGGAAATGATATAGTTTCTGGTGCTGGAACTAAAACTGTTACATTTACAAACCCTTATAAATCTGTTAATTATGCTCTAGGAATTACAGGACAAGGAATGGCAACAGGAGATTTCTTTTTAGTAGAAAATAAAACTATTAATGGATTTAACTTAACATTTAAAAATTCAAGTGGAACAGCAATATCAAAAACATTTGATTTTATTGCAAAAGGCTTTTAAAAGGAGTATAAAACAATTATGTCACAACACGATTACGATATAGCCAATCAATCTTTTCCAGCTTTTAGAACTGATCTAAACAATGTTCTAGGTGCTATTAATTCATCTAATTCAGGTACATCAAGACCAAGTGGTGCAGTATCGGGTACGATTTGGTTAGATACCACATCAGCAACTACTCCTACTCTTAAATATTATGATGGTGCTGGAGATATATCTCTTGCAACTTTAGATCATTCAGCAAATACAGTCAATTGGTTAGATAATTCAGTTTCATTTGATATTGTAAATGATACCTCTCCACAATTAGGTGGTCAATTAGATGTTAATGGTAATGCTCTTGGAGATGGTACTTTAGAACTATTAAAGTTTTCAGAAACAGCAAGTGCAGTTAATGAATTTACAATCGCAAATGCTTCAACAGGAAATAATCCTGTCTTATCTGCAACAGGTGGCGATACTAATGTTGGAATAGAATTTACTACAAAAGGTACAGGAACAATTAAATTTAACGATCTTGCTTATATTCCTCAACAAGCATTAACTTCATCATCAAATGCTGTTGCTTGGGATACTCAAGCTAAACCAAACGCATATCATCTAACAACAGAAAATACTACTTTCTCTGCACCTACTAACGCTGTAGAGGGTGCTTTTATTTGTGTTGAAATAAATTATAATGGTTCACACACAATAGCTTTTAATACTGTATTTGAATTTGCTGGAAGCACAGCACCAACATTTACTT